TTTCTTTGATTTGTGGTTCAAAAGCTTCTTGTAGTGCAGACTTTGCGTTCGCCATAGCAGACGCGCGTAAAGCTTTAGCATCAGCAATTGCTTGTTGGTAAATGTTTTCCATTTTTTAAAAAATTTTGATTTTTAATTGTCCATTAATAGGAAAGTGGGACAATATAAGAATTTTTAGTATAGCTTCGCAATAGAACCGAAGCATTTTTATGGTAATAAATATCTGTATTTTTGTATAAACTCACTTATTACCAAAAATAAAAACTCAACCTTACGGGGTTGAGATGGTTTTGCATCGGTCTAAGAATGCTTAACCGCGTGGTCTCAAAGGTAGCACGCATTATCTTAAGCAGCACTCGCCTGATACATTACAAATGATCTCTGAGATCATCCGGTTCGCTTTGGAGTACTTATTTTCTTTATCTATAGTTCTATTGATAGATTCGTTAAGTCCTGAGGTAGGTCTCATGTATGCTCCATATGTAGATGGCTGCGATACGAAGTCCCAACAGATCAAATCAAGATCGTCTTCTACTTGTACAAGACCTTCACCAATAGGAGATACTGATCCAAGAGCTCTTGAAGAGATACCAACAGTGATATTATTCTTGAATAGCTCTTTAAGTATGTTTCCTGATGGTGTTGGTAAGATTTCTATATCTCCATAGAGTTCTTTTCCTTCCCACCAAAGCTTAGTTATATTATGACTAACGTTTTTAAGGTTAACAACACTTGATTCTGGATGATCTAGTTCTCCTAAAGCTCTATTCTCAGCGATTGGTCCTTGTAGATATTTCTCAACTTGAGTATGTAGTATATCATAAGGATATATTCTACGATTAGCATTTGGCTTATCGCAAGCTTGCACTAATCCTGAAACTATCATGTTTCCTACTGCTGACTTTATGCTTTCATTTATCCTTTTAGTAGGAATAAACATTGCATGCTCTATGAGAAGTTGCTTAGTCATATTATTTTACGGTTGTAGTTTTTAAAGAAGTTACTGATCCGCCTTTTTGACTAATTTTTTTCTTAAGGTCTTGTATAGCTTTATTTCCTTGTCCAGCAGGAACTGTATCTATAATTTCTTCTCCGCCTTGAGCTGATTTTGCTTTTATCACGTCTACTGCTTCTTTTTTCATCTTAAGTTTCTCAGCAATAGTTTTAAGCTTCTTTAGTAACGTGTGAATATCTTCTGGCTTGTATTCTAAAGTTCCACCGAAAGTTTTTGCGTACGGATTTTTACCTGAGCTTTGATCTTTATCCCAGTTTGCCCACATTTGATCTCTTTCTGCTTTATCAGCATCCATTTGAGTTTGATTTTGCTTTTCTTTGGCAGCATCTAGTACGTTTAGCGTGTAATCTTTTTCAGATCCGTCTTCTAATTGTACTGAGACTATCGATCCATTACGTTGTTTAACTATGCCTATTCCATCAGGAGTCATGCACTCATGACCTTTATAGAAATCTGTCCTTTCTTGAGGAGTAGATCCACCACCGCTAAAACTACCATCATTTTCTGTTATACTATCTTTTTTTTTAAAAAAGTTTAGCATTTCATTAATCATAGTCTCTTTTGTTTCAGACTTCATTACATCTTTAACTCCAGCAGGCTTTTTCTTGCTTCCCTTCATCTCTTTTACTCCTTTTGGCTTTCCTTTCTTATTTTCTGTCTTAGGAGTAGAAGTATTTTTCTTTTCATCAGCGTGACCCTTAATTTTTTTCATCTCGTTATCTTTATCAACGAAATTATTGCCTTTAACTGGCGTCATCGCTAGTCTCTTATCGTCTTTTTCTACTTGCTTAGCGTTAGCTAGCTGAGTATATCTATAAGCTAGAGGATCTTTTGCCATTTTCTTAGCTACTTTCTCTCTAACTTTCTCGTAAGATATGTTATCAAGCACTTTAAGCTTAGTCATTTCATATTCTACGCCTCTTTTAAACTCGTAAACGTTAAGTCTATCGATGATTTGAGCTGTAGTAAGATCGTGAGCTTCGTTTATCGTGTTTTCATTATAGACAATATCATCTAGATCTCCAACAAAAGCAGTAGCAGCGTATTTTGGTTTAAACATTCCGTATAGATCAATTATATCTACGTGATCCATAGCTCTTGAAGCCTTTTCATGCTCTTCAGGAGATAACGACATCGCTGATAGCTCGTCTTCAAACATATTCATCCATAGATCTTTATCTTCTTCTTTGCTTGATTTGCTCACCTCTTCTATGTTATTCTCCTCTGAAGGAAGATCATAGGCATCACCGCCAAAATGAGGAGGAGCTTGACCGTGTTGCATCATAGCCATACTTGCTCCTTCGGTGATAACGCTTTTGTTTTTTAGAATCTTAACTGCGTCTTCATAAGAAGTAAAATTATTTATCCAAGGAAGATTATCGTCTTTCCTAGCTTCATATAAGAAAGTTTGCTTTGAAACTTTCCCTTTCTTATGGTTCTCGTATAATTTAGCTATTGTCATATCAATAAATATTTATCTTCCTTGACCACGATAACTCTTTTCAGATCTATCGTGTTTATTGAAGCTTTTTTGTGATTTTCCTTTCTTTCTTTTACCAAAACTTATTTTACTTGCTGTACTTGAACCTTTTGCCTTTGCCATGACTATTTAAGTTTATAAAGATTTCATTTTTTTGTAAGCTTCAGCTATATTCTTCTTCATACTTTCCATTGCTTTAGAACAAGAAGAATATTCTGCTTCATTAAGATCTGATTTTAGATTTGAAGCGTATTCTAATACACTATTTATCTCTTTTAATTTTTTATTGGCGAGCTTAGTAGCCTCTTGAAACTGTTGTTTCTTGCTTCTAACTTTGATTTCGGTCTTAAGTCCCTCTTTTATCGGTTCTTTTTCCATTTCTTTCTTTTCTTTCTCTTTTTCTTTTTTCTTTTCTTTCTTTTCTCTCTTTTTTATTTCACTACCTTGCAATCTTAATTGATCGTGAGGTATCATCATCTGCCTTTCATAAGTAGAACCTCCGCCTTTAGTTACATTAACAGCTACTAAATCATCATCAAAAGAAATGACTGTACCATAGCTTTTATCAGGCCATTTTCCTACTATTTCGACTTTATCTCCAATTTTAAATTCGCCTTGTTCAGTTTCTTCTCTTTCGTTTATTCCAGCTGCTGTAGCAAATTCTTCGTAATCATGAGGATAAGGTTCACTCATCCATCCTAAAAATCTCCTATAAAGATCAGGAGCTTTATCTTTTACGTAAGCTAATAGTTTTTCTACTTTATCTTTATCTTTTGTAGATATTAATTCATTAAATTGATCTTCGTTTAAATTCCAAAGATCTTTATATTGAAATCCACCTTTATCTTTTGTATGACCTGGACGAAATCCTTTCACTTTTTTGTATCCTGAATTAACGTCTTCTTTAACTTTTTTAGTATAACCTGCTTTATACTTTTTTTCTGGAACATCTAGTCCTGGAAGATAAGCTTCGCCTCCTCCAGTAACTGACATTTCTTCCATTTCTCCAACTATTTTTACGTCGTCAGCCATTTCAAAATGATTACTGTGTACGAAATCTTGAAAGTCTTCAAAATCTTCTCTATCTAAAACATAGTATTGTCCTTTATAGTCTACTTTGTCTCTAAAAGCAGCAAAAAACATATCATCTAACTTCTGATCTATAATAGCGAAAACAACTTCGTCAATAGTTTCATTCTCTGACATCAATCTTCTGAAATCTGATTGTAAGTTGTTCATTTTGATTCTACGCTTTTAATTTCATTGATCAAATCGTAGTACTGAAGTAGTGTTGATACTGTTTCGTCTTTTATAGTTTCGTTCTCGTGTATCGGTTTAATGAATTTAACTACTTCTTTAAGCTTTATAGAAGTAACTTGATCTTCTACGGACTTAGAAAGATCAACTAAAGTTGATTTTATTTCTGTAAGTCTTTTGTTAAGATATATTTTTAAATTCTTTGTATCAGATATATTGTTTATATACTCTTTTAATACGTCTTTTTGTTGTTGAGATAGTCCAACATACTTTTTATTGAACTTCTCTACTAATATCTTATAAGCAAGAAGTCTAATTTCTTTGTCTTGCTTCATAAACTCTTCTAGAATCTGAGTAGAAGCAGGTTTTTCTTTTACTTCTTCTCCACAAATGTGTTCTAGCATTGTTATTTTGCTGCTAAGAATTTGATTAACGTTAGACTTATTATTTTGAGATTCTAAAACGATATATATAGACGCATAAGACTTATAGTTATCAATTTTTGCTTTAAAAAAATTGTCAAGATCATAATTATTTTTGATCTCTCTAATTAAATTATACTTTTCTTTTTTTAACTTTTCATAGTCTAGTTTTTTGTACTGTTCTACGATAGTGTTTATGAAAAGTTCTGCCTTTGATTCATTAAGCTTCTCTGTGGTTATAAAAGAATTATATAGGCTATATTCTTTTGCTAATTCAGTTTCAGTAAAGTACTTTTTAAGTATTTTTACAGCTCTAGAGTCTTTATTTTGCAATAGATCAGCAGTCGTTTGTCTTACGAGAAGTTCGAAAAGTACGCCCGGATTTCTAAATTTAGAGTGTTTTAGTGCCATGTTGGATATAAAAATTCCTGTTTATAAATATATGAGGCCTAGTCTAAATTATCAATGATGTTATCTTCATTTAAAACATCAGGTTGTTCGTATAATTTTACCTTTCTTTTAGCAAATAGTTTTTCTAGAGCACCTTTATTTTGCAAGTAAACTCCAAGTGTGCTTTCGTTAGTAACTCCCAAAGAAAGATTCATTGAGTCTTCTCCTTTTTCTTCTTTTGACTTTAATCCTTTTTTGCCTAAAGGATCTCTTCCAAAAACATCTTGATCAGTTCCTATTATTGATTTATACTTTTGAGGTCTACCTGGTATTTTTTTAGGCTCATAAGGATTTAATTCGTCATATCCTGTTGGAACTTCCAAATTCATGTCTGCTTTTCCTCCATAAAGACTTGCCAATTGGTGAGGAGTTCCATAAGCTTGACCTGAATCAGATGGATCATTTCCTTCTTCTTCTATTTGTTTGAATCTAAATGCTCTTTTCTTATCTTCTATAATTTGATCCTCTAATTCTGTGTATTGATCTTCAGAGAAATGGAATATTTTATCATAAATAAAGTCCCTAGGTAATAATGAAGATTCCATTGCTTGATTAGCAAGATCAACTTTCTCTTTGAATAGAGCTACCCTTTCTTGATCATAGATAATTGAAGGATTAGTAAGAGATATCGCAAAGTTTGCAGCTGATTCGTTCGTGTATCCATTAGCATATAGGTGAACAAGACCAATCTTTGTAAGCTCTGATATAGCAATCTTTTGGATCCTCTCAACTGTTCTAGCAAAACGAATGTCTTCAGCTGCTAAAGTAGCTTTACCAGTCAAGTCTTTCTCGTATCCCATAAAAGCTTTAGGTATCTTAAGAGCTGCGAAAAGTTTCTCTCTAAAGTATGCTACGTCTTCGATTCCGTTATACTCAAGACCTTTTGCAGTATCGATTCTTGTAGTCTGGTCATTGCCTCGAACAGGAATAAAAAAGTCTTCGAGTAAGTTTTGTTGGTTATACTTTAAATTGTACTGACCGGTATTTGGATCTATAAGAGGAGTCTTTTTCATCTTATTGATCATTCTTTGCATGTAGTTTTCTACTTCAGTTGGAGGTATCGCACCTACGTTTACATAGAATATCCTACGCTCTGGAGCCCTTACAATCCTATGAATCAACATAGCATCTTCTATAAGCACATACTGCTTAAATAGCTTACGCGCAGGCTCTAGATAAGATCTACCATAAGGCAGATAGTTAACGTCGCCAGTAAGCCTAAAATGAGCCATTTCATAGTTATCAAAGAATATACCTGAGTCATTCTCGTTAAATGTATTTGAATATCCAGCAGTATTTGTTAATGCAGCGTTTGGATCATATTTGAACCTTACTTCACTTGGGTTTTTAGGATTATAACCTTCTTCTCTAATGATATTATAAGATGAGAATGGAATTACGTTATAAACTCCGTAACCTTCTGCAATTTCCATCTTAACAAAGAAATCGCCATACTTACACATATTTCTAATCCAAGACCATAAATTAAATTCTACATTAAGGATTGAATAGTATAGGTTATAAAGAAGCTTTTGAATGTTTTCATCAGAAGATCTAATCTGTAATACTTCTCCTTGCTCGTTCTTTAAAGTCGCTTCATCAGCAATGATATCAAGCGCTGATGCTACGATTGCATCAGTGTCCATAGAATCATAATCAGCGTAAATTTGCACCCTTGCAGAGCGATAGTTCTGCGCTAAGTTTAAGTTAACACCATAGGCTGTAGAAGTAGTGTATACTTTGTTGAACCTATCAATAAGAGAGTTAGTTTGAATGACGCCCGAAGTTTGTATTTTATCGGAGTCAATGACTTTTAGCATACCACCTCCCTCATTACGTATAATTACGTCCGTGGAAAACAGTCGCCTTAGCGCTGTAAATAAATTCTCTGGTGGTCTTTGTTGTTCTGCCATTTGTATTAATAATTATGTGAGTTTACAATAACCATCGCAAATCTTGAGACTCTGGTCCATTTGGTCCAGGAATATTCATCTGCCATGGATTACTATTGAATGCACTGTTAGCGTTATATAAATCGAATCCTGAATCTGTCTTTGTAAAATTGTTTAAACTGTTTCTTAGTAAGCTGTCTGCTTCTGTCTTATATCTTAAAGACGTATCTCTAAGGTACATTCCTATCGCAAAAGACATTACTAAGTCATCATTGTATCCATTCATTGCAGCGCCTGAGTCGTTCTTCCAAATAAAGACCCTAAGCTCTTCTATTAGTCTTAGTGATTTTATAGTTACAAATTTGTTTTCTACTAAATCACGCATTTTACCTATTACCAAAGGCTTTGTTCTGCTTGTTGTAGAGAATCCAGGTACTAACGCAGAATTAGTGGTTTGATACTTATCAAGATACTTTTGAAAGTCCATTCCTATTTCTGTTCGATAGCTATAATGAACATTGCTATATCCGCTTTCTACTACTGATTGAACTACATCCCAACCAATACTTGCATTTTCTACTACAAGTAATGCATTGTTATATTCCATTGCGGCTGATAGCAAAATCTGTGCGTACTCTCTTGTTCCTGGTTGAGATTTATACTCAGCTACTTGTGTTATAGTTTCCATTTCGAAGACTTGGAAAGCTGAAAAATCAGCTCCATCTCCTCTTGCTACGTCAGCTACAATGGTATAGAATTTTCTAGGATCAGGATATTCCCAAATCCAATATCCTTTATCTAGACCTCGTCTTTCTATTGGTTCTTGTAGAGTATTTTCTTCGTACCAATTTAAGACATCAGGAGGAATTACGGTATTACCTGATGTTACAAAGTCACAATCGCACTCTTGAGCTGCGCTTCTTACTCCAAGATCTTTATCTTGTTGATCTCTCCAAGTTTGATTTCTTTCCGGATGTACTGTCCAAGGTAATGATATGGGTAAAAAGCTATTCTCTTTCTTTTGAGCCTTAGTGTAAGTTTGATGAAACCAATTACCTACACCATTAGGAGTAGATAATGCTATAGCTCCACCGCCAGTGGCCAATGTTTGTTGAGCTGATGTAAAGATCTCTTCGATTCTATCAATGAATGCAGCTTCATCAATTACTAGTAAGGTTACTGCTTCAGAACGGGCTGCGTCCCCAGCTGCAGAAACAGCTTTAATCTGTGATCCGTTATTTAGTCTTAGACTTAATCTGTTGTCTTCAGAAGCTGGTATTTTAAGCCACGAGGGAAGATTCTGGTAAGCAAATCTAACTTTAGTTACCATGTTCTTTGCGGTAGACTGTGTAGTCGCAATTACAAGAACGTTCTTATCTCTTTGAAATAGCATTAACCATAAAGAATATGCTGACACAAGAGTAGATATGCCTAACTGTCTTGACTTATTTATAACAGAGAACTTATTTGCTTGAAACAATCTAAGCACTTTCTCTTGAAAAGGATATAGATTAAAGAGCATCCGTCCTCTTTGCGGATGTTGGATCATGTAATATTTCTTCATGAAATAAACAGGATCCGTAGCGCACTTTACGAACTCTTCTTTTACTTTATCTTTTATGGAAATTTGTTGATCAGACATTACTTAGTGATGTACAAGTATCCAAGTCCACCAACAATTGCGTAAGTCAATATTTGCGTGAACCTGTATTTTACTTTTAATTTTCTATGTTCTTTATAAAGCTCTGAATACTGTGTTTGCCATCCAGTTACTTTAGCCATTTCATTATTAACTTGACTAAGATAATTAAGTTCTTTAAGCTTATACATGCTTATAACACTATCTTTAGCTGATACTTTTTTTTCGGTAAGATTTAATTCTTCTTCTTTTATTTTTAGTAGCGCAATAGCTGAATCTCCTTTAATGAGATCTTTTGCAATCATTTTTGCTATTGGGTAGCTTAGTTGTAGTTTACTAGTATCCGTAACGCTTTGCGAAAAAACTGTCGAGCTGAGTAGGAGTATAGCTATCAGCAGCTTTACTTTGTTCATGATAATATTCTTTTATTATTGTAGTTTTTTCTTTTATGTTATCTATTTGATAGTCTAACTCTTTGATCTTTTGTTCTTCTGAAGAGATAATACTATCATAAGATTTTTGTTGTTTTTGAAGAGCTACCGTTACTTTTTGCAAGCTATCTAATTGAGCTTTAAAATTGCTAGAGATTTCTCTTTTTGTAGTGAATAGTTGAATTGATAAATACAATATAATTATTCCTACTGCAATATACTGCATAATTTTGAATATTGATATCTTTTTTTCTATGGTAGGAATATATGTCATATATTTTGTTCTTATATAGGACTAACTTTTTGTAATTCAATAGTTCCTTGAATTCCTCCATTGCTTCTCGCTACTATTTTTACAGAGTATGCTTCTCCACCTTTAGATACTTTCATATCTATTTCTAATCCACCAAAAGTTGAACTATCTACTATATTAATAGGACTTATTTCATCTTCTTGATCTAGTAAAGATAGAGAAGACCCTCTTTCAAAAGTTTCTATATCTCCTTGGCCTTTAGTACTAGCGGTAACTTTAAAAAATGCTGGAGAAGTATCACTTAATGACATTCCAAAAGCTGCTAATGCTACTAATCCATCATCATATTCGTTTTCAGGAAGTTGAGAAAAGAAAAAATTAATAGCTTTTAAAGCTGCAAATTTGGCTCTTAAAAAATTTACATCTTTTTTTATTGATTTTTCTTCTAATTTATATGTTATGTCTTTTACTTTTTGTATCTTTTCTTTTATAGATGTTCTTAAATTAGTTATCGCTTCAATATATTGTGATTCATTATAATTTGCTTCTTTACTAGTTAAATTATATTCAGTTTTATCTTTTTTATATTTTTCAAAATACGCTTTAGCTTTTCCTCCTTGAGCTTTTTCAAATTTTAAAGATATACCAGATATAGGAGCTTTTTTAGATCCCCATGTTTCATTAAAAGAATTATTTAGTATTTCTATTGCTGAAGCTGGATTATTTTGTTTAGTTGCTTGTTCTAGTTTTTTAACAGCGCGGTCTGAATTGATGATAACATATATATCTGCTGGACACCATTTATCAGCAGGAAATCCTAATTGTTTTTGCGCAAAAGATCTATAGGCATTAAAAATTGTAGATCTATCTAATTCATAATTAGGATATTTAGATTTTATGGCTACTGCTTGTGATAATGGTTGATTTAGTATTTTAATATTTTCTTTGCTATTAGTTAATTGACTTAAATATGTTACTAATTCTTCAGTTAAATTTTGATCTATAGCTTTAGCTTTTTTAGTAGCAGTTATTGCAGCTTTTACAGTTTTAGTAAAATTTTTATCAGTTATATAATCGTTTGCTGTAGAGTAATAAAATGACATAACTAATCCTTCTTTAACATTAGTACTAGTAGCATTTTCAGATGATCCTTTTACGCTAACATTGATTTGTCCAAATTTAGTATCTAATTGCGCATATCCTATTGAAGACCATGAAACTGGTTTGGTTACTATTTTTCCAGATTTTACTCCTTTAGCTGACGTAATAGATTTTAAAACTTCTGTTCTAGCCGTAGTATCTTTAGCATTTACATTTTGAAAATAAACTTTATAATTGTTTCCAGAAGCCTTTTCAACTTTTACAGGTCCATAGCTAGAAACATTTTTATCTTTATTCATCAAATCTAATATTTGACTTTGTACACTATCCTTTTCTTCTTCTTTTTTAGCTTCCGTTAATAACTTAGTAAGAATTTTAATAGACTCTGTTAGTTCTTCTCCAGTTTCTTCTGTAGATGGAAGTTCTCCTCCTCCAGCTTCTTCGCCTCCACCAGTTGCTTCTCCACCAGCTCCTCCATTTGCAGCCCAATCTCCTTCCATTCCAGTATTATCTCTTGTTCCTTCTTCTGCTCCTTCTGCTCCTTTAGTTTTTAATGGAGTTCCAAATCTTAAAAGTCTTGCGATTGCCATCATACACCTTTCTTTCTCACCGATTCCAGATAGATAATATTTTTTTCCACTAATAATAGCTTCATAGATGTTTTCTTTCATATACATCATAAAAAAGCTTTGACCATTGTGTAGCTGAATCTTGAAAGTAGTTGGCTTTGGAGCTATATAGAATATAGCATCAACAAATTCTCTGAAATCTTTTGTCATGAGCTCTGTCATGATCTCATTCAAAGTATGATACTTTTTTAGTATGAATCCCATAGGATCTTTTTCAAAAGCAGTATTCTTAGGTTTTTCCTTAACTTGCGTAGTTTCTGAATCAACAGTTTCTGTTTCTTCATCTGCTTCTGCTAATAGTCTTTTTAGAATTTCTAAGTCTCTCATCTTTTTTATGTGAATCTACACGTTTATTACTAAAATAAAAAAATATATCTCTATAGTCTAGGCTAGCAAAGCGTAGTATTCTTTGAAATGCTTTAGTCTATCTGGCAATCCTATAGTTCCACCATTCACTCTTTTTGTAACTTCTGTTACTACTACATCTGTTGCTCCTTTATCTGCGATTTTATGAAGACCGTTCTTATGAAAAAACCAAGCTGCGGAAAGTAAAGGATATTTTGTGGCTACTAAATCCGGATTCTCTGTGATATTTTCTTCAACAACCAAGTCAAAGGCTTTATAGTTATCTTTACCAGTAAGCTGAATATAACCACGACCGCGAAACTTATAACCTTCGCCAGAAGTTTCAGGACCGTTACCCATACGACCTCCATATACCAAATTAGCGATCTTTTCTGGTTTTCTTTCATACAAAGCAGCTTTTTCTGGAGTTGGAAAATACTTTTTGAATATACCTAATAATCCTTTAGCTCCATAATTTAAGTTTTCAGTTACTAGTTTAAATCCTCCAGATTCATGACCAGCTTGAGCCAAAAAATGAGCTAATCTAAGTGGTGTATTTAATTCAAACTTAGCGATAGTATCAGGAAGTTGTGCAATGACTGTGTCAGGAATATGTCCTTTTAATTTATTTACGTCCATTTTTATTTATTTTTTCCATTATTTTTTGTAAAGACATTTCGCTAATCTTTTTTGGATTAGGCAATACATCTTGACCTTTAGCTAACTCTTTAGCTTTCTCTTGATCTTTTGAGTCTAATTTATTATACGAATTAATAAGTTGAGATTTGATAATATCACCCTTTTTATACCTTTCTAAGTTTTTAGAAAAATCTTCAAGACTGATAAACTCATTTTCCATTATTGAGGTAGACAAGTCTTCTGTTTCTTCTGCTTCGTGATCTCCATATTCGTGATAATTCTCAGCGGCTTGACTTATGAAATTAGCAGCATTGGTTATATGATCTTGAATCCACGCTGGGATATCTTTTTCATCGTTACCCAATTTAGCTTTAAGATCCATAGCATTTTTTATAATAGTCTCTATGCTATTATTAGCCATAGAAACTTCATGGTCTTCACCTTCTTTAACTAATTTATTATCTATAAAAAATACATATCCTTTAGGAGAATCTTTTTTAAATGTATAAGTTATTTTTTTCCCTGGATTTTCTTTCTTGAGTCTTTTTAATTCGAACTCTAATTCATCCATATCAACTTTTTCTTCTATTTTAGCTCCACCTCTCAACTTTTTAAAGTCTCCAGCATCTATCTTATCAGCTGGTGGATCTAATTTAGCGATCTTTTGTTGCTTAGGAGAAAGTTCTTTTTCTTCTGTCTCTTGTAACAACATACGCTGCCAATGGGAAATACTATTTTGCATTTTAGTTATTTTTATTTATATCTTTTGCAGCTTTAACTGCTTGTTTAAATTCTTTTGATCCTTTTCTAGCAGGCTTTTCACCTCTAGCTCTTTTAGCCCTGATATTGTGCCACAAGCCTTTACTTTTTTCTTCTAGCTTTTTATTCTTATGCTTACATTTATGGCAAACGTAAGGATCTTTTCCTCCGTCTTTTAAATTCCATTGCCATCCGCAGTTTTCACATTTAACTTTAGATACGATTTCTTTTAGTATGTCTATTAGTTTCATAATTATTTTATTCAGCGTGCCACCAATTACAACAGTATTCGTCAGCTGCGTTAGGTACTTTAGCATTACCATTCCTCCACTTTAACCAATACTCATTGTTACATAAGTTTCCCTCTTTTATCCAATACTCACAGTTAGCGCACATCGAGCCACCTTTGGTAACTTTCATGCCCGGTTTGTGATCCTTAGGATACTCTATGGGACCTGGTTTTTTTGATTCTTCTAATATCTTTGTTAAACTTATCATATTACCATTTTCTCCATGACCAATACCTTGCTTTCCAACGAGGTCCTGGATTAGTGTCGCACTTGTGTCTCGCTCTAAAACTTTTCCTTCTTGCAGGATTGTTCTTTTTTATCTTTACTCCCTTTTGTCCGAAGTTTACTTTGACTACGTTTCCTTTATCGTTTTTGACGTATACTTTAAACTTCTTAACATCACCAGCCATAGGCTTTCCAAGCTGAACTTTACGTCCCTTATACTCGGCCTCTTGTAAAACGTTTACGTGTTCTAAGATATACTCTTTTAAACACTGAGGACAGAATTCTCCTTCGTGAAGATTATGCATTAGTGCAAGAATTTAAGTTTGTACTTAGTAGATTCAACAAGGTTAACTACATTGTCAATCTCGTTCTGAATATATGAGTCTTGTGGAACTTTGGTCCTTATGATTTCTACAAACTTAGAAAGTCCTTCAAAGTACATAAGAGCGTTATCGTCTTCTTTTATTTGATTTTCCATAGTATATCCACGTAAAATACCATATCTTCCTTGATAGGATTCAACTAATCCATCTACAAGATCAACAATACCTTCATAATATGCTTGTAAAGCTAAATGAGCAGCAAATGAATTTGTCTGTAAATGATAAATGTGAGCCTGATTACGACTCTGCATTAGCGTTCCTATAAATAATCCGTAAGGTTCCATTATTTTTTCTTTTTATCTTGTTTTTTGTCTTCTTTATTCTCTATTTCTTTCTTAGAGTTTTCTATTTTTTCTAATTTAGTCATAAGATCATCTATCTTAGTAGCTAATTGAGCAATAGTTTCTTTGTGAGCTCCTGATTCTTTAGGATTCTCTTTTATCATATTCACACTATCGCTTCTTCTTGCTTCTAGTTCGTCAATAGCATTCTTTAATCGACCAACTACCATTTCTTTTTTCTTTTCAAGCATAATAGCAGCATCTGTAAACTCTTTGTAGAGCTTTTCTGCCATTACCATAGCAGCTTTTTCATCTAAATAAGCTCCATATACTTGAGTAGGATCGATTCCTGCACCGTTAATTCCCATTAAAGGATCAACTTTGTGAACTAATTTATTTGATGCA